GGTTCCATGGTTCTATGTTTTAATACAAAATGTAAATTTGCGATTATAGGTAAAGAAGTGGGTGAATCAGGCACACCACATTTACAAGGATATTGTGAATTTAAGACGAAGGTTCGTCCTCTTAATTTATTTGATTTCAAAAGAATACATTGGGAAAAGTCTAAAGGTAATCGTGAGTCTAATGTTCTTTATTGTTCTAAAGATAATGATATTGTATATGCTTTAGGTGTACCTAAACCTATTAAAATTATTAGTAATTTATATGAATGGCAATTAAATATCGAACGGCTTGCATTAGGTCTGCCTGATGATAGATCCATTCATTGGTATTGGGAATCTAAAGGTAATATAGGCAAGTCTGCTTTTATTAAATATATGATTGTTAAGCATAAAGTTTTATTCTGTTGCGGGGGTAAATATAGTGATATTATGAATTTAGTGTTTAATCAAAATATGGATGAATGTTCTTGTGTTATATTTGATATTCCACGTGCTAATAGTGGTCATATTTCTTATTCTGCTTTAGAAAGTATTAAGAATGGTATGGTATGTAATACAAAGTATGAAACTGGTGTTAAAGTTTTTAATAGTCCACATGTTATTGTGTTTGCTAATTTTCCTCCTGATGATGAGTCTATGTTATCTGATGACCGTTGGGTTATTACTGAATTATAATTATATGTTAACATTTTATGTTAATCTATAATTAGTTAAATTCCCCGTTTTCCTACAAGTTCTCACGAACTATGTTCCTTCGGAACATTCCACAGGGGTCTTCGAAAAAATGCCGATTTAAGTAATCTATAATTAATTTCCTTCGGGGTTTTAAATGTGGTTCTTTATATTGTTTTTTTCCTAAATATATTAATTTGCTCCTGAATCATCGCGCCATACATCAAATTTACCTATTTCCATAGATTGTAATTTATCGTCTAATTCACTATTTACTGATACTAATACAAATATCTGTTCTTGGATTGGCACATTAGTAAAGAATTCTTGTCCAGAGGGTACTGTTGCAAAATCTGGTTTTAATATTTTATTATCTTTATATCTCCAACTAATTGTACAGTTTTTTCTAATATTACTTTGTTCTTCTGCTGTCTTATTATCTACATTAATATTAATCCATTTATCGTATAATATTGAATGGTATTTTTTATCAAAGTAGTTTTTATTTGTTGCATATGGTCTTTCTGCTAAATATCTGTATGCTCCTAAATGCATGGGTAGATTAATTGCTAATTTATTTGTGTTTGCATATGGTTTTAATTTTAATACTGTTATTCTAATTGGTGCATTGTATCTAATACCTGTTTGTATTAAATCAAATGTTAACTGTAATCTTGTATATACTGGTTTATATTGGACTGAACTAACTACTTCTTCATTACGTCTTGCGTTCCATTCGTGTTCATCGTTTAAATCGCTATTATATGATTGTCTGTTTAACTGTTTTACATTATTATATGTTGCTACTCCTGCTGTATTTACTCCTCTTTTAATTAATTGGTCATAAAAATCGTTTAATCCTATTAATATTGGGTTTTGACTGGTTGGTGATGCATTTTCCCATGGTCCTAATAATGCATATTGTGTATGTGATTGTAATTCTCCCATTCTTAAATTTTGTAAATTTTTAACTTGTTTTGCTAAAGTCATTATGGCTGATTTATTTTGTCCAGTTTTTGATTTTGGTTTCTTGGCTTGATTATATACTTTTTTAACTGGTTTATTCTTGTTGCTATCTTTTGGTGCATTACTTACTGCTCTTCCATATGATTTCTGATAATTTGAACGATTGACATAGTTTGTACGGGAGGCGTAATTTCCGAAAGGCATGTTATAAATTATCTTTATATTATTTTTTTTCCTAAATATTTAATTTTTTATTATTTATAAAAAAAAGAACTTAAAGAAATAATATTTAGGGAATATATATGGATTGTTCCAATGGTTCCGTTGGTTCCGTTGAAGGGGGTAATACTATTTCCCCTTCAACTTCTAGAATATCTCCTGCTATTAGATGGTCTTTTACTTTAAATAATTATACAAATGATGAAATTGGTTCCATGGTTCTATGTTTTAATACAAAATGTAAATTTGCGATTATAGGTAAAGAAGTGGGTGAATCAGGCACACCACATTTACAAGGATATTGTGAATTTAAGACGAAGGTTCGTCCTCTT